TATGCCAGTAACACAATGCAGTTCAGGAAAATGGAAAATCGGACAAGGCGGTTGCGTGTACGATACCGAGGAAAAAGCTATGCAAGTATGGAAAGCTATCCTTGCAGGTGGTAAATTTGCTGAAAGTTACACCGACTATCCGGAGTCAGCTACTAACAACGCAAAGAGGGCAATAGAATGGGCTGAGAAAAATGGTTGGGGTTCGTGCGGAGAAGCAACTGGTAAGGCAAGGGCAAGACAGTTGGCAAATCGTGAGCCGATTAGTAGAGATACTATTGCTCGTATGGCTTCGTTTAAAAGACACCAACAACATAAAGACGTGCCTTATAGCGAAGGTTGTGGCGGTTTAATGTGGGACGCTTGGGGTGGTACGAGTGGGATTGAGTGGAGTATTAATAAGCTAAAAGAAATAAACGGAAAATAATTTGCATACTTAAATTTTTTAATTATTAATCAACGGAAAATTTAATGGGGAAAGTATGCAGAAACACACGCAAATCTACTTACAAGGAATGGGCTATGACGCTACATCGTTTGTTCCTTGTGAGGTTTGTGGTGGTGTAGGAACTGACATACATCACATAGAAGCGAGGGGAATGGGGGGAACTAAAAAGGCAGACGTAATAGAAAACCTAATGTGTTGTTGTAGAGAATGCCATATTAAGTACGGAGACAAGAAACAATATAAAGAGTTTTTAAAAGACATACACGCAAAGAATTATGGCAAAAGGTAACGAGAATAAGAACAAAATTTCATTCGGCAAAAGGAAGCGAGGCTCTGCAAAGAAGTCCTTTAATAAGCACACCCCCAGAGAAAAAGCATATAGAGGTCAAGGACGATGAGAAAACTAAATGCTATATGGCTTCTCCTAACACATAAGGCTTACTTCGTAGCAGTATGTAAGACGGGTAAAAACGGAGACGATATGACTACCATAGGACACTACACCTATGCTATGGCAGAAACTTTGATTAACAAACATATAGCAGACGTAGACACTTACTTAGATCAAGAAGACGCAATAGACGAAGCAAACGATATAATTAACGGAATACTATGATATTATTATCAAGTCAAATAGAGAGCATAGCCTCACGCAAAGACAAAACAATAAAGCTAACTTTAGCAACCCAAGAACTAAGTCCTAAAGATGCAGCTAATTTATTCCAACTTAACCAACAGTTCTGCTACTTAGCAATTAAAGAAGAGCCATTTAGTAAAGAAGAGCAAGACATCGTAGAAAACCTTAAAGCAGACCCGGACACCTTTAAGACACCAAGCCAAAGATTAAGGGGCATCTTATACAGAACATACGAACAAGACAACGAAGGGTATAAAGATTTTAACACATATTACTTGTCAGTAATGGACAGGATATGTCAGCACTATAAAACAAAAATAGATGGGTAGGCATAAAGCAATAGAAACACCAGAGTTAATGCTTCAATACTTTACTGAGTATTGCGAGTATTGTAAAAGCAATCCTATTAAAGTTCACGATTTCGTAGGTAAAGACGGAGACGAAGTTTACAGATTAAGGGAGCGACCTTTGACAATAGAAGGCTTTGAAAACTATTGTTACAATCAAGGAATTATAAGCGATTTAGGAAGATACTTTGCCAATTTAGATAATGCTTATGAGGATTTTCGTACCATCTGTTCGCGTATTAGGAAAACAATTAGACAAGACCAAATCGAAGGGGGTATGGCAGGGGTTTACAATCCAAGCATTACTCAGCGTTTGAATAGCTTAGTAGAGAAGTCAGAAAACAAACACGAAGTAAGTGAGATCAAAATAACTTACGATAGATAATGCAGACAGTAGGCTTGAAGTTACATAACCCACACCCAGCGCAAAAGCAAGTAATTGAATGCGATAGTAGGTTTATTGTAATGATGGCAGGGAGAAGATTTGGCAAGTCCTTGATTAGTCAAACGATTAGCATAGACACGGCAGTTAATAAAAAGCGAGTAGCTTACATTACACCTACTTACCAATTAGGCAAAATATTCTTTAAGGAAATAGTAGACCTGTTGCCATTAGAGATATACTCTAAGAACGAAAGCGACCTGGTTATTACTTTCATAACGGGTGGCTCAATTCGTTTCTTTACAGGGGAAAGGTTAGACAATCTTCGTGGTTTAAAGTTTCACTTAGCCGTAATAGACGAGGCTTCCTTTATACCTAACTTGGAAGACGGGTGGCTCAACTCGATAAGACCTACCTTAACTGACTATAAGGGTAAAGCTATATTTTTAAGCACCCCTAAAGGTAAAAACTACTTCTTTAGTTTGTTTAGCAAAGCCGAACCCGATTGGCAAAGCTTTAAGTTTACGACATACGATAACCCTTACATTGATCCAAACGAAATAGACGATGCTCGTAAGCAACTGCCAGAGGTTGTATTTGAGCAGGAGTATATGGCAAACCCTGCGGAGAACGCAGCAAACCCTTTCGGCACTCAACATATACGCAAGTGCTTACACCCGGTAACTACAATGCCGGTAGTAGCTTATGGAATTGATCTGGCGAAGTCGGTCGATTGGACTGTAATAGTAGGTTTAGACGAAGACGGGAATGTGGCTTATTTTGACCGCTTCCAAATGGATTGGCACAATACCAAGCAAACTATCCTTAGGCTGCCTAAATGCCCTATCCTAGTCGATTCTACGGGGGTTGGAGACCCGATACTCGAAGACCTGCAAAGAGAAGGGGTAATGATACAAGGATTAAAGTTTACAAGTTCAAGTAAGCAGCAGCTAATGGAAGGGCTACAAGCTGCGATACATCAAGGTAAAATAGGCTATCCTGAGGGGATAATAAGCCAGGAGTTAGAAGTATTTGAGTATCAATACACGGCAACCGGAGTAAAGTACTCAGCACCTTCAGGCTTTCACGATGATGCGGTTGTAGGCTTGGCTTTGGCTTGGCAGAACTTCAGCCTTAAACGTGGCACGGGTAGGTATGCCTTTCTATAAATGCAACAAGGTTACAAAAATAAATTTGGTGGATTGTGTAGAACTTGTATATTTGGTTATTATTTAATCAAAACACAAACACAATGAAAAAAGAAACCGCACAACTTTTAGCCGTATTTTTAGTAGCTTGTTACCTTATTGGACAATTACAAGACATCTACTCAAAATGATCTACGCTATCTGCCTTCTGCTAATTGCGACAGGTTTTGTAATGGCAGCATTAACTGACTATTTAATTAAACACAATGACACAAAGCGCAAAAGAATACATAGACAAGTATTACGCAAGTGAGCCAATTAGTATAATGATGTCTAACATTGATGCTACCTATCTGGAGATACTTACCTACTGCAACGATAAGGGTTACGAACCTGCAAAGCGTAGATTAAGGAAACCAGAACATAAGTCACAAATTGGCTTTTTTGACATTGAGAATTACAAACCCGAAACAATATGAGTTTTTATTTTGATGATGATGGATATTTTGGTATTCCAAGAATATCAGTTAATAGAACAGAACCATATAAACTACAAATAAACAAACCAATGGAACTACAACAAATCTTCGAAACAACAAAAGAGCAAAGGAATGAGTTTACCTATCAATTAATTGAACGCTTAAACGCGGGGGAACTTGATCCGTTAAAAACACATCTACAAGTTAAAGCCTTAGAGGATATGCTCGAAACCCTAAAGGCAAACAAGGACTACAAAGATGCGGTATTACAAGCAGCCGTTCTTAATGGCAAGGACTTTGAGTATATGAGTGCAAAGTTTAACATTCGCGAGGTCGGAGTTAAGTACGATTATAGCAAATGCGAAAGCCCACAATACGAGGAAATTATGGCCGAGTACAATAGCGCAGCCAAAGCCAAAAAGGATATGGAAGAGTTCCTTAAGAAAGTGCCACATCAAGGACTTGATATTATAAACGGAGTTACTGGCGAGGTTACCAAAGTTTACCCCCCTGCCAAGAGTAGCACAACAAGTGTAGCCGTATCTCTAAAGTAATAAAAATATTATACTTCTTTACAATTTGCTTACCTTTGTTTGCAGTAGCTTACATCGGTGGGCATCTTGTATATATTATAAAACAATTAAAATGATACTTTTACCATTCGCAATAATTATAGTAATTTTAGCTATAATTGAAGTTAGGGATATGTACAACCAAACGAAATGATAGTAGCAATAATATGTTCTTTAATCTCAGCAACCATTATATCAATAGTATGGGTTCGATTAATAGATCAAAGCAATAAGATACTTGAACAAGACAAAAAAGAAAACAAATGACTTGGAACGAATTAACGATTTGGCAGTACCAACAGATTTATCCAATAGTTACTAAGCCTGAAAAGGATTGGACTAACTTAGACGTGGAAAGTAAGTTAGTAGGTATAATCTACAATCTAACCGACACCCAGGTCGATAGCCTATCTATTCAGCAATTCAATAATCTAAGGGCAACACTTAGCTTTTTAGACGATAAGATTGAAGGTAAGCCGGTTAAGTACACGGAAGTAAACGGCAAACGATACCGGTTTGTTTATGATGTGCAGCAAATCAAAGCAGCCAGATATATCGAAAGCAAGGTATTTAGCACCGACTTAATTAACAACTTGCATAAGTTAGCAGCCTCAATGGTTATGCCTCAGCGCAAAACTTGGTATGGCAGATGGGTAGACGATACCTATGATGCAGCAAAGCATAGCGAGTATGCAGCCGACCTACAAGCCTCGAACTTTGTTCACGTTTATCATTCGGTTGTTTTTTTTTATCAAGTATACAGAAACTGGATCGAGGTTTCTCAGGCTTATTTGATACAGGAAATGATGTCGAAGGGAATGAGTCCGGAGTCAGCGCAAGAGGCGGTTCAAATTTTATGCAGCACTTTGGATGGCAATATTGCGCCAAATCTGTTGCCGACCACGAAAATATCACAGTTGACCAAAGCTATGAACTTTCAACAATCCAGTTCCTAAATACACTTAGTTACCTGAAGGCTAAAGCCGATTACGATAAAGAGCAACATAGGAAACTTAAATAATAGACAAGCCCTGCCAATTTTGGTGGGGTTAGTTATTTTTAGACCTTCCTTATATTTATTAGCGTGAGTATATCAAAGGCGCAAATACAAGCATTAAGGGAAGGCTTTTTAAAAAGCATAGGCGATACGGGCTTTGGAAAGGTTAAGGAAGGCGATTTACCTGTATTAGAGGAAACATTGTCTTTATACGGACAAGCCTTTAATGATGCCCTAATCAATATATTAGATCAAGAAAATATAACAAGTTCTGGTAAGTTAGCAGAACCGGCAATCGGTATTGTAACTAAATTTGGAAACAGTTACGTTTTAAGTTTAGGTTACGAACCAGGAAGCGAACAAGACAAATACTTTAGGTTTGTCAATAAAGGGGTTAAGGGTACAAACAATACAAAGGCAGATGCTAAAACGCCTTATTCGTTCAAGACAAGTAGCAAGTCAATTCCGGTTAATGTAATAGAAAAATGGCTTAGTTATAATAAGCTAAAATCGGTAGCCGTTAAGAAGTACACAAAACTTGGAGCGGAAAGCAAAGCAATACAAGGCAAAAAATCTTTAGCTTGGGCGATAGCAAAAAGCATACATACTAAAGGACTTAGGTCTACACACTATTTTGACAGAGCAGTAGCCCAAATATTTAATAAAGAATTTATTGAAAATATAGCAGTCGCAGTAGGTGGCGATGTATTAATTCAAATAAAGCAAACAGTAAACGAAAGCAAGAATGGCAATAACAATAACAAGTAGCCCTGCACCTTATTCGTCAATGCACGATAACCTTTGGTTTGTTTCAAGTTCTACTAATAGCGGAACTACAAACTTTAAATTCGTGTATGATGTATACATTAACGGAAGCCAAGTAATTAGATCAAAGGTATTCCCTGCGCCAAGTGCAGAAGGTAGCTATGGCGTGTTTAACGCATCTCCAATGGTAAGAAGTTTTGTAACTAACTATTTCGAGCCTTCAGGGAACTCAATACTTGTAGCTTCAAACGATAAGATTAAAGTAGATTACCAAGTAAGGATAGGCGAAGAGGTTAGCGGTGTTACTACTACCAACTTAGCATCTGGCAGCTACTCAGCTTACAACTTTGTACCGCCATTGTTTGCCGATGTATTCTTAACAAAGAACAATACACCTTTAGTGTTATCGGACTATTACGATAATTTACTATTGGAAAACTTTACGGACGATTTTTTAACGGAGCGTGATACGGATAACATAACGCTTGAATACGGAGATAACTTTTACATTACCTTCCTACGCATAGCAACGGGCGGTTACTCTGCTTGGGTTGAAGTATTAGGCGAAGGCGACGTGGTTACTAATACAGTAAGCGGAGACATCACGTTAAGCGGACAATTCAATATGTTTAACCTACAAGCAGGACACATAAACGATTGGGCATCGGGAACTATAATTACCGAGAATACATACGGCTACAACTTCTATTTAAAAAGAGGTGGCGCACAAACAAGGGTAATAAAATTAAGACATAAGTGCTACCCTAAATACCAACAATTTAACTTAGAGTTTCTAAATAGATTAGGCGGTTGGGACACTAAAAAATTCGCTTTAGTAAATAGAAGGTCAAGCGAGTATCAAAGGGCATCATACAGGCGAAGCGACTGGCAACTTGTAGGTGGGCAAATGACAAATATAGATGGATATAACAGATATAACGAAACAACTTTCAACTATGCTATTCAGCATAAAGATAAATATAGGCTTACTTCTGATTGGGTTAGCGAACAAGATTATTCGTGGTTGGCTCAACTTGTATCGAGTCCTATTGTGTATATGGAAGTACTTGGTGCTTACTTCCCTGTTACCATAAGCACGAGCAATTATGAGTACAAGTTAGAGAGCGCGGACAAACTATTTAACTTTGAGATTGAAATAGAAGTAGGCAAATACTTAACAAGCCAATTCAGATAATGATTAGTACAGAGATATACATCGAGGAACAAAAGATTGATCTATTGCAGGATATATCTACAGAGTTCACTTATGCGATTGACGATGTGAGTGAGTTTGGTAGTCGCAATACTTCTTTTAGTAAGACAATAAGCATACCAGGAACGGCAAACAACAACCTAATCTTTGGTTACATCTTTGAACTTAACAACGCAAACGTTACTGTTAATTCTTTACCAAACGTAGGTTATAACTACAACGTAACTAAACAAGCTAACTGCAAAATTTTTATTGATAAGGTGCAGATATTCAAAGGCACCTTAAGAATATTGGAGATAGTAATAGACAAAGAAACTATTGAATACCAGTGCAGCGTGTTTGGGGAATTAGGTGGGTTTATTAACCAATTAGGCAATAGGCGTTTAGAAGATTTAAACTTTGATGCTTATGACCATACTTATAGCGTAGCCAATATTAGTGCGAGTTGGGATAACCCTGGCGGTTCTGGATATTACTATCCGCTTATTGATTACGGAAGTGTTAGCACGGGTACAGGTTCAACAGGACCAGGAGCATACGGAGTTGCTAAAAAGGACTTTCAATACACAACGTTTCGACCTGCTTTGTATGTTAAGGAATATATAGATAAGATATTTGCAGGAACAGATTATACTTTTGATTGCTCGTTCTTTGATACGCCTTTATTTAAAAGGCTTATCATACCTAATAACCAAACAAACATTACTGCGTTAAATAATACCAGTATGAGTGCAAGTGCTATTAATAGAACTATGCTATTAACAAGCGACCCTTACGTTCAATATACTTTAGTAACAATAGGTAGCTTTGCTATTGACGGCACTAATACTTTATTTACTTATTCTGGCGCAACGCTAACTACTAATATACAGATTACCTTAACAGGCTTTGTAAACATATTTGACCCACCGCAGCCTACATATACTGTAATACTTAGAAAAAACGGAGTACAAATCGGCTCACAAGATTTTGATGCGAGTGTTACAAGAATGCTTAATTGTAATTTTACTGTTCAAGGTATTACTTTTAATAGTGCAGATACTATGCAAGTAGAAATACTTGGTACGTTAATGCAGATTGAAATATTTACGGGTAATGTAGGAGTTACTACAAGCACACCAACACAAGTACAAATTAACTTAGGCGAAACTATTAAGGTAAGCCAAACAATCCCTAAAGGTATATTTCAAAGAGATTTCTTTTTGAGCATTGTTAAGATGTTTAACCTTTATGTTTATGAGAATAAGTTTAATGACAAGGAACTTGTTATTAGTCCGTATGTGGACTTTTATCCTGAGAAGTCGGCTGAAGCATTGGATTGGACTAACAAAGTAGACAGGGCAAAGCCTATAAGTATTAAGCCAATGAGTGAGGTTAATGCTCGTTACTATAACTATAAGTTCAAGCAAGACAATGACTTCTATAACGAAAACTATCGTAAGAAGTATACAGAAGGTTATGGCGATTTAATATACGATACTGAGTTTGACTTTGTAAAAGAAACCGATGTTTTAGAAGTTATCTTTGCAGCATCTGTACTTTATCAAGCAACAGGACAAGACAAAGTATTCCCTGCAATATATAAGAAGTCGAATACAAATAGTGCAGAGGACAGAATGGATAGCATCATTCGTATAATGCAGACAAAGAAGATTTCAAGCGTAACAAGTTGGGACATTATGAATACTACAACTGTGTTAGGTAGCTTTACAAGTTATGGTTATGCAGGACATTTAGACGATCCAATTAATTCTAATACTGACATTAATTTTGGTGCGCCTAAAGAGATACAATTTGCACCTTCTAATTTTACGGAGTTTAATTTATTTGCTGACTTCCATAGCCCATACCTTGCTGAGATTACAAACAAGGATAGTAAGCTATTAACTTGCTTTGGACTTTTAGACATAGTAGACATTTTCAATTTAGATTTTAGCAAGTATGTTTATATAGACGGGGTTTTGTTTAGGCTTAACAAAGTCGAAAACTTTAACCCAATGGAATACAACACAACTAAACTATCGTTTTTAAAAGTAATTAATACACGATACCCAATAATTTAAGATATGGCAGAAAGTAATCAACTCTCGTTTGATATAAAGGTAGGCGGCAACGCAGAGCAATCAATAGGTAATGTTAAAAAAGCATTAAAGGAAGCAAATGCTGAATTAATAAACGCACAATCTAACTTTGGCGATTACTCAAAAGAAGCTATTGAAGCTGCTAAAAGAGTTGCAGAACTAAAGGACAAGATTAGTGAAGCAAGGGAAACGGCTGATTTGTTTGACCCTGGAAAAAAGTTTCAGGCTCTTGCTGGTGCTGCTACTGCGGTTGCTGGTGGCTTTACTGCGGTACAAGGTGCGCTTGGTTTAATAGGAGTTGAAAGCGAGGAAGTAGAAAAATCTTTATTAAAGGTACAATCTGCTTTAGCATTATCTCAAGGCTTATCTACTATTACTGACTCAGTAAAAGATTTTGAAAGGTTAGGCAAGGTTATTCAAAATACAACTGCGTTTCAAACTGCCTACAATTTTGTAATGGGCAAAAAGGTTGCAATACAAGCGCAAGACACGGCAACAACTGTAGCATCAACTGTAGCAACTAAGGCACAGGCTGCTGCAACTAATACGGCAACTGTAGCAACAACCGCTTCAAGTGTAGCTATGAAGGTATTGCGTGGAGCGATACTTGCAACGGGAATAGGGGCTTTAGTAATTGGACTTATAGCCGTAGTTCAAAACTTTGGCAAAATAAAAACTGCGATACTTAATGCTATCCCAGGACTTGGCAAATTTGCATCTACTGTTGGTAATGTTATTAATGCCTTTACTGACTTGATAGGCGTAACAAATGCAGCATCAAGGGCAGAGCAACAAAGACAAGCAATCTTTACAAAAGCTGCTGCAGGTACTAAGATAATTAATGAAGGGATTGACAGACAAATTAAACTACTTCAAGCGCAGGGTGCGGAGCAGGGAAAATTAGATGCACTTAGAAAGCAACAAATCAATAATGAATTAAACGATTTAAAAAAATTAGCAGATCAAAAAGGTATTTTAAGAGGCGAAGATGCTAAAAAATTCAAAGACCTTCAAAATGACTTGCAGGTAATTGATGCGACGGCACAAAAAACAAGAGAAGATGCAGCTAAACAAGCAGCACAAAGAGGTACAGCCAATGCAAATAAATACGGGGAAAGCCAAAAGAAACAAGACGAGCAACTTGCAAAGGAAAGGTTAGAAGCACAAAAAGAAGCTTTATTAAAACTAAGCGAATTAAATAATGAAATATTCTTATCTACTTTTAAAGACGAAAATGATAGAAAAAGAGCAGAATTAAATATTGCATTTGATAAAGAAAAAGCAGAGATTTTAGCTAATACTAAAATAACAGAAGAGACAAAAAATCAATTAATAGTTGCTTTAAGAACTAAACTTAATTCAGATTTAGATGCTATAGCAGCAGCAGAAAAAGAAAAGAAAGCGGTCGCAGATGCAAAGATGCTTGAAGATGCAGCAGCACAAATGGCTAAAGAAGATGATTTAGAGTTTGCTAATTTACAAAAAAAGTTTTCTAAAACACAAGAGGACGAAAAGAAACAAGCAGCTAAAGACCTTGCTGACTTAGATAAAAAGATTGCAAAAAATACTACTGATTTAGAATTAGAAAGGAGTTTATTAGACGAAAAGCAAATAGCAGTTGAAGAGGCTTTTGCTAATAGTTTAATAACAGAAGAACAATACAATGCAGCTTTAGAGGCAAATGCAAAAGCAAGGGCTGACATAGATAAGTTAGAAGCCGAGGCAAAAGTTAAAAACGCTGAAGTTGCTTCTCAGTTATTAGGAACTATCTCAGATATAGTTGGTAAAAATACGGCAGCAGGTAAAGCGGCTGCTATTGCTTCAGCTACAATAGATACTTATTTAAGTGCGCAAAAAGCCTATGCTTCGCAGTTATTACCAGGAGACCCAACCTCTCCTATTAGAGCGGCTATCGCTGCTGGTATTGCAGTTGTAGGTGGTATTAAAAATGTTAAATCTATTTTAGCAGTTAAAACACCGAATGGTGGTGGTGGTGGCGCAGCTAACATTTCGGCTCCAAGTTTATCTGGCGCACCAATAGCCCCACCTCAACCACAAGCAGCTACTACCAATATTAGCGCACAATCAATAAACGCTTTAGGCAATCAAGCAACGAGAGCCTATGTTGTAGAAAGCGATGTAACAAGCAGCCAAGAACGTATCGCAGCTATTCAGCAACGAGCAAGGTTTGGTTAAATGATAACAATTTAAAACACTTAATATTTAAAGATATGGACTTACCTGTTTATTTATTAGACATTAGCGAGGATATGAATGACGATGCCGAGGTCGATTATGTGGCACTCGTAGACAAACCTGCTATTCAAAAGAATTGGAATGCCTTTAAAAATCAACAACGCTTTGAAGTGGTTAGCGAAGATAAGCGTATTATCTCTGGTCCTCTTATGTTGGCTGATATGCCTATTTTTAGGAGTGATGCTACTTATGGCGATTACTATGTGGTCTTTTCTAAAGACACTATATTCAAGATTGCGCAAAAGTTTTTTAAAAGAGGCTACCAATCAAACGTAAACTTAATGCACTCTCCTGACCAACAAGTAGAAGGTGTAACAATGTTTGAGAGTTTTATTACAGATCAAAGCAGAGGTATACAACCAATGAAAGGGTTTGAAGATGCACCGGACGGCTCGTGGTTTGGCTCGTTTAAAGTAGATAACGAAGGCGTTTGGAATGATGTAAAGGAAGGCAAATTTAAAGGCTTTAGCGTAGAAGGGTTGTTTACTTACAAGACAAAGCCAACTAAAGAACAAGAACTTATGAATGCAATAAAGGAAATATTGCAACGGGTTAAATGATAAACAAAATCTTTTATTAATATTTAAACAAAAAGAATGATGAACGCAAAAGATGCAATTATGCAAATTAGGG